TCCTTTCGGGATCGCGAGGATGCGGATCGCCGGGAACGTCTTGCGGAACCAGCTGACGAACTCGCGTTGCTCGACGTGCTCCGTCCTTGCAGGCGGATTCAGAACGGGACGAGCTCTTCCCAACTTTCGCATGTGTTCTCCTCTTCCGCCCACTCGCGCGGCGGCGCTGCTTTGTGCACGGTGCACTCGTTCGACGGCGACCACGAATCGGCGAGGTAGTGCCGACACGAGAGGCAACACCTCGGCGGATTCGCGACGATTTCAAGCCACTGCTTCGCGTTCATCGACGGCCCATTCTCGTTTCAGTATCGAGGGCAGGTCCCCCGGCTTCTGCGTGTAGCGTACCACGGCGGGCGGCGGAACGTCGTTCATCGTTCGCGCGATCTCGTCGAGGTCGTCGACGAGCGACCAGCCCGGCGAGAGGCCCGCGGCGGTGGCGATGCGCGCAAGCGTACGCCGCGCCTTGTCGCCAGGGTAGCCGTCGTGCGCGACGCAAAGGTACTCGTCGACCGACTCCGTCAGGCCGCCGTAGTAGCGAACGCGGAGCGACTCCTTGCCCGACGAGCGGCCGACGTGGCGGCGCCACTCCCACTCCGTCACGCGGAGCTCGTGGACGAGCGAGCCGGGCGGCGGCCCCATGATGTCGACGTCGCGAAGCTCGAGCTTCTTCGGCTCGGGCGCGGGGAACTCGAAGCCGCACGACGGGCACACGCGCACCGTTGGGTGCACGAGCTCGGCGCAGGCGTCGCAGACCTTCACGGGCGCTTCGCCGTTGCCTTCACGGCGCCTCCCTGGCGGCTCGACGGCGGTGATGGGTCCGTGCCGCTCGACGACGCCCGCGAAGTCGAGGACGAGGCAGTCCGCCTTGCCTTCGGCGATGCGGAGCCCGCGGCCCGCCATCTGGACGTAGAGGCCGGGCGACATGGTCGGACGCAGCATCGCGATGAGGTCGACGCCGGGATGGTCGAAGCCGGTCGTGAGCACGTTCGCGTTCGTGAGCGCGCGCAGCTCGCCCTTGCGGAACCGGTCGATGATGCGCTCGCGCTCGCCCTTCGGCGTGGCCCCGGTGACGCACGCGGCCTCGACGCCCTTGGCGCGCAGCACGCCGCACACGGCCTCGGCGTGCTCGACGCCCGCGCAGAAGAAAAGCCACGAGCGGCGGTCGCCCGCGAGCCCGATGACCTCGCGCACGACGCGCTCGTTCTGGTCTTTCGTGTTCACTGCGCGCTGGAGCTCGGCTTCGACGAACTCGCCTCCTCGCGTGTGCACGCCGGTCGTGTCGAGGCGCGCGCCGGTGACCTTCGAGCGAAGGCGCGAGAGGTAGCCGAGCTGCACGAGTTCCTCGATCGACACCGGTTCGATGAGGTCGTCGAAGAGCGCGTCGCCGTCGGTGATGAGCCCGTGCCCGAGCCGGTACGGCGTCGCGGTGAGGCCGACGACGCGGAGCGCGGGATTGATTGCGGCGAGCTCGCGCAGCAGGTCGCGATACCCGCCCTCGTCCTTGTGCGAGACGAGGTGCGCCTCGTCGATGATGACGAGGTCGACGTGCCCGAGCTCGGCGGCGCGCTTGCGGATCGACTGGATGCCCGCGAAGGTGATCGGTTCGCCGAGCTCCTTGCGACCGACGGACGCCGAGTAGATGCCCATCGGGGCACCGGGCCAGTGCGCGCGCAGCTTCGCGGCATTCTGTTCGATGAGCTCCTTGACGTGCGTCAGCATGAGGACGCTCGTCTCGGGCCAGTTCGTGAGCGCGTCGTGGCAGAGCGCCGCGACGATGTGCGACTTGCCCGCGCCTGTCGGGAGGACGAGGCACGGGTTCCCGGTGTTACCCGCGCGAAACCAGTCGTAGAGCTGGTCGATCGCGCGTTGCTGGTAGGGGCGGAGTTTCATGCCTTCCCCGCTTCCACGTCGCCGACAAGGCAGACGAGCCCCTGAAGCGCCGCAACGGGGTCGAGCGCGAACCACGAGAGATGCGGATGGTCTTCGCACGTTGCGATCCATCCGCCGTCTTCGGCAGAGAAGAACACGGAGAAGCGCTTCATCCGACGACCTTCGCGCCGAACTTGCGGCGAAGTTGCACGAGCGTCGGATCGACGCACGCCTTCGGGTTTGCGATGAGCTCCGTCGAGGCGAAGCCGCTCGGGCCGTTGGCGACCTCGGTTCCCTCGACGTCGAAGACGGGGTCGCCGCACTCCATGCGAAGGAACGGCCATGGCACGAGATGAAAGTGCAGCGAGTGGCACTCGTGCGCCTCGCGCATCCAGTCCGTCGGCATCACGCTCCCGTCGTGCCGCGCGCACGTCCACGTCCCGTCGACCTCGGCGGTCGAGTGCGCGCACGTTCGGCAGTTGACCTCGCGCGTCACCTTCGAGCCGTGGCAGAAGTCGTGCGCCGAGCAGAACTTGCACTCGAACCACGTCGGGTCCGAGCTGAGCGGCGGCGGGATCTCGTCCTGCGTCGCGATGCGCTTCCCGCGCTCCACGAGGCGCTCCGCGCGCTCTTTGTCGAGCTTGAAGCGCTCGACGTGGAGGCGGTCGTCGTCCTTGCACACGGCGACGTAGAGGGCTCGGTCAATGCCCGTCCCGAGCATGTACGCCTGCACCTGCGCGAAGTGCTTCGGGTGCGCTTTCTCGACGCCTTCCTTCTCGAGCGTCTCGAAGGACTTCTTCGAGTGCGTCTTGATCTCGAGAACGTGGGCCTTCTTCGGCGCGTCGGGAACGCCGGAAGTGATGATGCCGTCGATCGAGCCCGAGACGTGCGAGCCGAAGTCGACGCGCGTCTGCTCGGATCCGGTCGAGCGCACCTTGCAGCCGATCGCGCGAAGGTCTTCGACGACCGTCGCCTCCTCGTTCTGGCCGCGACGGAAGACGCGCAGGATGCGGCCCGGGAAGTTCTCGCGCACGGCCCAGCGGAAGGAGAGCCAGAGCTTGCGATCGCACTTCTCGCCGAGGGTCGAGGCGCCCATGTGAGGGCGGAAGACTTCGGAGTGCTTGCTCCGACGAGCCTCGTGCGCCGCGTCGATGAGGGCGGCGATGGTGTGTTGTGGGTCGGGGATCTTCATGGTGCGTCTTTCATTGCGCGCGCCCACTCGGCGCGCTGTTGATGTTGCTCCGCTAGCACCCGATGCCACGCGGCCCGGATGGCGGCTTCTTCTCCCGCGTTCTTCGCGATGATGGCGAACGAGCGTTCGCCTATTGTCGCGATGGCGAGGTCGCGGGCGGTCATTCGTCGCCTCCTTTGGTATCGTGAGGTGGTCGCGGGTCATGGCGCGGCCTCCAACGCTTCAAGTGCTTCGCGCACGCAGTCGAGACAATACGGCTTCGCGTTTGCTGCGAGCTGCAACGTCTGTCGCTCGTTGCGTTTGCAGCGCGAGCACGTTGGGAAACTTGGCTCCCAGTTGAGGCGGAACCATTCCTTTGGTACGGACCATGTGTTCATGGCGCGGCCTCCAGTGCGGCGACGAGTGCCTCGGCTTCGCTGCCGAACACGAACGCGCCGGGTTCGTCGGACCACACGCGCCAGTGTCCGCCCTCTGGCCTCGCGTGCATGGTGTCGTTTGCCCACGCCTCCCGCACCAGCGCGAGCAGGCAGCCGAGCGTGGCGGGGTCGGAGAGGTCGGGGATGGCTGCGAGCGTGATAATGCAGTATTCATCATACTTTGAATCGAACGCGCCCGGCAGCCCGTCTTCCATATCGACGACTCTCGCAGTCCCGCACAGCATCCCAGGAAGCCACCGCCAATGCTTGCAGGCCGCCGCGCGGCGGCCCAGGTCTTCGAGGGTCATGGCGCGCCCCTCATCGCGCCCTTGAGCGCCTTGCAAAGCTCCGTGGCGGCCTCGTAGTGCAGCGTCAGCGTGGCCATGCGCTCGTCGTCGACGAGCACGAGCACGTCGAAGCACGGACGGTCCCGGTCGTCGGTGTGCCCGGCCTCGAACGTGATGCGCACGGAGGCGGACCCGCCGTTGTGGTTCCAGGCGGCGTTGTCGGTTATCGTTGGTGTCATACAGAAATACCCGCTCATTTCTTCATGTCCTCCGCCATCGCCCGCGCAGCAGCGCGGATCAGGTCCATGAGCTTGCCGAACGAGATCTCCCCGTCGTTGTACTCGTGGAGCACCTTGCGCACGCCCTCATAGCTCAGTCCGTAACCGCGCATTTGCTCTACGTCGGCGGCGCGCAGCTCGGCGAACTTACGCGAGCCAAAGATGCGCGTGCGCTCGCACTCCGCCTCCAGCTCCCGCACGCGGGCGATGAGCGCGAGGACATCTTCGCGTGCGTCGCGCATGAATTCGCTGTCTCGCGAGTACTGCTCGCGATTTGGCGTCGCCGGGGAACACGCCCAGTAACGCCGCCCCCCGGCATTGATACTGTCTGGCGTTGGGTACCACATCCCAGGCGTGGCCGCGTTTGCGCGGGCTTCGATTGCGTTGAGGTCCAGCATGTCTATGCCCCCAGAAGCC